AAGAACAAAAGTTCAATTACGGCATATCGGGACTACTATATAAAGTATAAGACACATTTACACAACTGGAAGAATCGTAATGTGCCTTACTGGTTGGAGGAAAATTATGCTACATAAGATTAGTGATATGTGTGATAAGATTGATTCTATTAAGAAGATGAGTGACAACCTTAGAAGGGCAAAGTACTCTGAACCAAAAAAGGAAAAACATGTCATAAATGAATTGATTGAGAATATTCAATCAGATTGTTTATCAATTGCGATGGACAAGGGAACATACTGGAAACCTAATAAGGATTCAGTTATTGGGGTTATGTCGCCTGAGGAAGAACGTGAATGGAAACTCATGGACAAAATGCGTGATGTACAAAATAGAAAAATAATCAAGGACAGTGATTTATAATGCCAACATTTACATTTAGGAATACTGAGACAGGTGAGGAGTTTGATGATTACCTATCGAATGCAAAAAGAGAAGAACTCTTAGAAAAAAATCCTCACATCAAACAAATGCCATCTATGTTCAGTATTGCTGGTGGAACTGGTGATAGAATTAAGAACGATGCTGGATGGCACGAGGTATTAGCGAAAGGTGCAGAGGCACATCCCGATAGTCAATTAGGACAACGGTATGGTAAAAAATCTGCAAAACAAATTAAAACGGATGCGGTGATTGCTAAACATCGCTCGAAATGGAGAAGTAACTGATGGCTAAAGCAAAAGACATTAGAATTGACCAAATGGTTAGTATAAAACCATTAACGGAAAATCAAAAGAGAGCATTTGCATCATATAAGAATAATAAGAATTTATTTCTTTACGGTGCAGCTGGAACAGGTAAAACATTTGTATCTTTGTATAATGGATTACAAGATGTATTAAGACATGAAACACCATATGATACAGTGTATATGGTTCGTAGTGCAGTCCCTACTCGTGAGATTGGTTTCTTGCCAGGCGATGAGGAAGATAAGACAGCACTGTTCCAAGTACCATATCAGAACATGGTTAAGTTTATGTTTGAGATGCCTGGCGAAAGAGAATTTGCAAGTCTATATGAAAGACTGAAGAACCAAGGTTCATTGATGTTTTTGACTACTTCTTTTCTAAGAGGTATCACATTAGACAATGCAGTAATTATTGTGGATGAGTGTCAGAACTTGACATTCCATGAGTTAGATACAATTATCACTCGTGTAGGACAAGATTCAAAGATTATTTTCTGTGGAGATTTCTTCCAGACAGACTTGATGAAATCAAGCGACAAACAGGGAATGGTAAACTTTATGAAAATCCTAGACGCAATGGAACAGTTTGACAATATCGAATTTACAATTGGAGACATTGTACGTTCTGGTTTTGTAAAAGAATACTTAATCAATAAAATTAGACTAGGGGTTGAGTAGGTTAATCAATGTATAGAGTAACAGCATGGTTTAAAGATAAAAAAATATCTAAAGAGTTTTATAATTTTTTTGATGCTGCTGAATATAGAGATGATGTAGATGCACATTATCCAACAAAAGTAATTTTTAGAAAGGTGATAACAATGAAAGAATTTATATACAATAGTTGGAATGTGGTAATGAACCACGAGAAGAACCCATTGAGTGCAATACCAGATTTTAGTACACGGCATATGATTATGCAAGTACTAGCATGGATGTGGTGTATAGTATTCGGTATTATAGTAGGTAGTATGTATGCTGGTGTATTCAGTATGGTTTTGCATACCCTATTACTAGGAGCAGTTGCAATAACAGTTGCAACTTTTGAAACTGCGAAACGTAAACCAGAATACTTTGGTGGATTTGGTCGTGGTAAAGGTGGAGAACATGAGTAATAATGAGCCATATCATAATAAAGGTGTAGGACTAGCGTTCTTGATTATCGCATTTACTATGATTGGAGTACCAATTATCATTGGTGTATCAATGGGTTGGTTTAACTTGTTTGGTATACTAGGTTTATAATTAGTAAAAGGTATTGACATTCGTGTGTGATTGGTGTATACTGTACACTAGAAAATTAAATAATGAGGAATAATATGTTTATACATAATCCAGTAGATATCCCAGAGGTATCAACAAAAAATATAAATCGTAAGCGTTTCTATAATACGCCTACAGGATTTTATCCATCCATTACAACCGTATTGGGTGTTCGAAAAGAAAAGAAAATTGGACTTGCCAAATGGCGTGAACGTGTAGGTAATGATGTTGCAAATCATATTATGAGAACTGCAGCTGCTCGTGGAACTGCTGTTCACTCTATGGTAGAAGATTTCCTAAATAACAAGGATGTATTAAAAGAAGATTTTGCATTCTTACCTTGGTGTTTGTTCTCACAACTACAACCAACTCTGAAAGCAAAGGTGAATAATATCTATGCTCAAGAAGCAGGATTGTGGAGTGAGAAGTATCGACTTGCTGGTCGGGTAGACTGTATTGCAGAATGGGATGGTGTTCCATCTATTATTGATTTTAAGACTTCTCGTTCAGAACGTAAAGATGATTATAATTTTGAGTATTATATGCAAGCATCTGCTTATGCAGAGATGTTTGAAGAAAGAACAGGAATTGAAATCAATCAGATTGTTATTCTTGTTGTAACGGAAGATGGACTCGTACAAGAATTCGTAAAGGATAAGAAGGACTATCTTCAAGACTTGGTTGAAACTATCGACCTGTTTACAGAAGAATGGATAAAAGAAAATGAAGAACTTAAAGAAAATGATGTTATCGGCGCTCCTGTTTAGTGCAACAACTGCCGTAGCAGAACCGTTTTGGGTAAATAAACCTTTACAGTGTGGAACTCTAGAAGATATTGTAGAGACTTCTAAAGTGTATGGGGAGAAACCTTCAATACTTTTTGAAGGTAGAACTATAACTCAGACTGGCGAATTTTCTAGTTCTAAGTTCATTATTGCAACCAATGAAGAAACTAAAACTTGGACATTAATAGAATTTCCAGCTGGAAGTGATGTTGGATGTATTCTTGGTAGGGGTGATGGACTAGTAAGATTGTTGGGGCAAGGAGAATCAATATAGATTTATCTATTGACATTCAAATGCTTTTATGATATAAATATACTACAATTTGCATGACGCAGACTGAAAACTATATAGGACTTGGGGGCAGTACCCAACGCCTCCACCATAAGCACTTGGAGAAGTATATGTTTAAATGGTTATCAAAAACTAGACTTGTTGTGATTACAAAAGACTATTTTAAAGAAAGAAACCGTAGAGCAGATGCTAAGATTCCAAAGTATCTATCTGGAACACGAAGTGTTTATGATGGGGGCGAACTAGGATCGACTAGTAGGAATAGGAAAGTTTAGAATTGTCGGGTGACTCCGTAAATGGTCAAAAACTATAATTGCAAACGACAATTATGTTCCTGTGGATTACGCACTAGCTGCCTAATCGCACTGAGTTTTGAGGGTGTACTTGTAAACAGAAACATCCTCACCTTATTCTCGTTCATCCCTTTGGGACGGAAGTAGCATAATGCGAAGGAACGCACTTAACCTTAACAGGGGAGAGTGCTATGACTTTATATCAAGCATGGTGTTATCGCAAACTGAAGGAAGAGCGAAAACGCAAAGAAAAGATTTTGATGTACTTCAGAATTAGATTGAAAGGGTGACGCCTTAATACGTCCATACAGACCTACGGTTAGTCTGTTCGTTGCACCCAGCACTTATACACTGGCTCTGCTTTATAAGACTTGGGAGAGGGTATCCTTTCTGCTCTCTCCCAAATCAAACGCTCAATAGGAGATTTGTTATGAAGAACAATTTGGAAGAACTTGCAGTGATGACACCCAAGAAGTTTGCATTGATGATTGAAAAGATGGTAAATGCTGGACTTGGACAAACTACATATATGGATGCAATACTAGACTATTGTGAAAAACATTCAATGGAGCCAGATGCAGTCGCACCTTTAATCTCCAAACCACTCAAGGAAAAGATAGAAGCAGATGCAAGGGAATTAAATTTCTTGCCACGAGTAGCAACCTTACCACTATAGGATATTTCTAATGGAAGCGTGGGATTGTTATCGGATGTACATTGGTCTGAAATTGCACTTTACTACAGACTACGACTATAAGAAGTATGGTGGTAAAACCTCAGCAACCAAGGCATCATTTTTAAAAAGAAGGGACAGGAATTTCTTTGCTAAAACAGCAAGAAAATATGACGATAAGACATTAGAGTACTTCATTGCGAACTTCTCTAAATCACCAAAAGGATATATAGGTGACTTTAGTGAGGAGAACTATATGGAGTGGAGTAAAACTAAACAATCTTTGTCATATAATTTTTTGAATGATATGTCACTATTATGTTTGCAAGTTGATAACTTTAATGAAATTTTCTCTTGCCAAAACGGACAACATAGTGTATTATTAAAGAACTTCCTCGCAAAGAGGATACGATTAGAAACGATGGTAATCTTAGAAGGGTTATTGTCATATGTCAAACAGCATGATGAGGATATGAAAAATGACTTGATTTGGCCAGATGCAAGACGAATAATCGTCAAGTATGGAGTGTTTCTTTCTTATAATAGAGAGAAATGTAAATCGCAACTACTCAAGCTGATAAAGGAGACTTTCTAATGTCAGACGAAATCATTCGAGAACGAGATTTCTTTCGTGCAAAATTGCAAGAAGCAATCTCAAGAGTGAAAGTGTTAGAGGGTGATAATGCAGACTTGCAAAAGCGAGATGCAGATGTTACTAAACGGTTGGGTGAATTATCCAATCAAAATAGCACTAACTATCGTCCACGTTACCGCCAACGCAGTAACTAGGACACCATCCTAGAGTAAGATGTAAAACTGCTCTTATTGAAATTATTTTAAAAAGGTGGACTAGAGAATGGTAGAACATAAGGAAACAAAACAAATGCTTACACAAGCAAGACTAATTAGTTATTCACAACCACCAGAAGGAGATTTATATGTCGGAGAAGATATCCAAGAACTTATTGCGTATTGCGCCCGTGTCTCCAATCCAGCCAATCAAGCAAGTCACGAAACGAGTGAAAAACTTATCAAATACCTCGTTAAAAACAAACACTGGTCGCCACTCGAAATGGCATCGGCTTGCATAGAGATTGACACAACTAGAGATATTGCACATCAAATTGTGCGACATCGTAGTTTCGCATTCCAAGAATTCAGTCAGAGATATGCAGAACCATCTGCAATGGGTGACGCATTTACGACAAGAGAATGTCGTTTACAGGACACTAAGAATAGACAGAATTCTATTGAGATTGAGAATGATGCTAATATCCAAATGGATGCAAAGACAGTTGAACTTATTACAGACTGGCAACGCAGACAACATGGAGTCATCAATCAAGCAAAACAAGCATACCAATGGGCAATTGACAATGGTATTGCAAAAGAACAAGCACGTGCTGTCTTACCAGAAGGTTTGACTAAGACACGACTTTACATGAACGGTACATTACGTTCATGGGTACATTATATTGAGTTACGTTCTGAGAACGGAACGCAAAAGGAACATATGGAAGTTGCACAGAAATGTGCGATTGAGATTGCTAAAATCTTTCCATTAATAAAGTCAATATAGTTTGAAAAAACTATTGACTTCAGGCCACTTTTAATGTATTATATATAATGTTACATAATGAAAAACGTGAAATACTTTAACATACGAAAACATACGGAGAAAAAAATATGTCAATTTCAGCACTAAGAAACCAGAACAGTCTGGATAAATTACTTCAACAAGTCCAAAAGGACGATGCACCTAACACAGAAAAGAAATCATACGTTGATGAACGTCTGTGGAAACCTGTAGTAGATAAGTCGGGTAACGGTTATGCCGTAATTCGTTTCTTGCCTGCTCCTGCTGGTGAGGAACTACCTTGGGTACGTTTATGGAATCACGCATTCCAAGGCCCAACTGGACAGTGGTACATTGAGAACTCTTTGACTACTATGAATCAGAACGACCCTGTGTCAGAGTTTAACTCTGCATTATGGAATTCTGGTGTAGAGTCAGATAAAGAGATTGCAAGGAAACAGAAACGTAAATTGCAATACTACTCAAATATCTACGTTGTTGAGGATACAATGAATCCAGAAAACAATGGTAAAGTAATGTTGTATAGATACGGTAAGAAAATCTATGACAAAATCATGGAAGCAATGCAACCAGAATTTGCAGATGAAACACCAATCAACCCATTTGATTTATGGGAAGGTGCAAACTTCAAACTGAAGATTCGTAAGGTTGATGGATATTGGAACTATGACAAGTCAGAGTTTGACAACCCTGTACAATTGAAACCAACGGATGAGGAACTAGAGACTATCTATGGTAAAACTCATTCACTCGCTGATTTCACAGCTCCTAGTAATTTCAAATCATATGATGAGTTGAAAGCAAGACTAGATGCCGTTTTGTCTGGCACAGTAGCAACTGCAAAGACTGCTGCTGCGATTGTTGAGGAAGATACAGTGGACTTTACTCCACCTACATCAACTCCAACACCAGAACCACAAGCCGCACCATTCTCTGCTTCAAGTGATAATGATGACGATGCAATGTCGTACTTTGAGAAACTTGCTAACGAGTAACGTGGGATAAGGTCTGCTGGGCAACAGAATTCCTTGGTGGTTGAATTGGATTCACACTGAAAGAACCAGAAACTAGTAGAGAAACAATCTTCGGATTGGGAAAAGGGTTAACACTTCGGTGTTGACCCTTTTTTTATGTGTCAAATATCCATTGTTGTCAAAACAATGACAAAGCATAAATATATACAGAGGAGAGTATCATGGATAATTGGAATGACGACCACTTTTTTACCAAAAGAGAAAAGATATATTTTCTGATTTGTGGTATTATAATAGCTCTGTGTGTAGTATATGTTAATCATATCTATTGGGAATACAGGGTAGTGAATGCCCAATGGGAACAAACATTTACCTCACCAAAGGAATTTTGGGTAATAGAACGCTGATAAATAGATGCGATGAGAGAATTTTTAGATAGGGTAATTTAATAGTACACTAGAGAGAGAGTATATATGGATGTATTTCAATTCATTGGTGAAGTCGGAGCTCCAATAGCGGGAGCATTGGCAGCTGGTTACTTTGTTTTTCTTACGATTGGTTTCATACTTGATGGAGTTACATCAAGTGTAACTACCCTTAAAAACATTATTGGTGCATTAGACAATCGTGTTCAGACGATGAATAACGATTTAGTTAAGATAGATGCATTGATGAGTTATGCATTTGGAGTAAAACCTAATATTGATAGGATTGCTGCAAACGAAGGTAAAGATGACGCAAGGCGTGATTAAGGGGGAAGATGGTTGGAAGAATTAGCGAACGTAATTAGTCAGTACGGGTTTCCCTTAATAGCCGCATGTGGAATGGCTTACTTCATATATTTTATATGGCAGTGGGTAACAAAGACTATTGACCCTGTAATCGCACAAGCACAAGGTACGCTTATTGCATTGGTAGACAGGGTGAGAATGTTAGATAATGATATGATAAGATTAAATACAAAACTTGCAATGTTATTAGAACATTACGAAAAAACAGGAAAACCATTAGATGGTGACCTTGAGGAGATAGTGAAAAAATATGGTAGTAACAGTGAACAATTTGTGCAAAACCCTGTTAGTAGGAATAATTCTGATAAGCCCGACTCTTAGTCAGGCACAGGATTTAGTACACGAATTTGGTAGTCCATCCTTTAATGGTGTTGGACAGTCGCAACATTTTTTATCAATAGAACAACTTCAGTATCAACGTAAGGAAAAACTTAGAACGGATGCAGAAGCAGAAGAGAGAAGATTAAAAAGAGAAGAAGAAAACGAGACAATCAATAAGTTTATTAATAACGTAGAGTCTCGTATATATGCTCAAATATCCAAGAATCTTGTGGATGGTATGTTTGAGGAAGATGGTGCGCTTACTGGTACTGCTGAGTTAGAAGGTGCAACTATCTATTGGGTAAAAGATGTAACTGCGAATACAATCACAGTACAAATAACTGAAGAAGATGGAACATTTACAGAGATAACTGTTCCCTTAGATGGATTTGGATTTTAATACATGGAACAGGCATTATTATTTTTAATATTAACGTGTTTTCTTGGTGGGTGTGCAACAACGGTAGAACAGAATTTAGATGTTAAACCACCAAAAGATTTTGTTGCTAGTACACAACATAATTTAGAGAACTTGCCATTATTAGATGCTCCACCTATGACGATTGCAGTTTATGAGTTTAAAGATTTGACAGGACAAAGAAAACCAAGTCAAAGATTTTCTCAGTTATCTACTGCGGTAACACAAGGTGCAGATTCATGGGTTATTGATGCATTACAATGTGCAGCTAATGGAGATTGGTTTACAGTAATAGAAAGAGGTGGACTCAACAACTTAGTTAAAGAAAGACAGTTAGCGAAATCCACATACGAACAATATGAAAAGGGTGAAAACAAACCAGAACTAAAACCTCTGAAACTAGCAGGTTTAATTTTGGAAGGTGGGATTATTGGATACGATACTAATATTATAAGTGGCGGTACAGGACTTCGTTACTTTGGTGTTGGTGGGGATACATCATATAGAACTGACCAAGTAACGGTTTCAATGAGACTTGTTTCAGTAAATTCTGGTAAAGTTTTGTTAACTACAAATGTTACTAAAACAATTGCTAGTGTGAAGGATGACTTCAATGTGTTTAGGTTCTTTGAAATGGGAACAAGAGCATTTGAATTTGAGGCGGGCGCTGCGGCAAACGAACCAACATCTGTGGCAGTTAAGACTGCTATCGATCAAGCGATTATTGATATGATTTACAAAGGAGAAGAGAAAGGCTTGTGGGACTTTGAACAAGACCTTTACATAACTAAAGAGGACGATTAAGTTTAATAAACGAATCGTTAGAACTATGAAAAATATAATAATAAGTTCTTTCATTTTTGTTATGGCATCTGTCGGCGTAGTACATGCGAATGACATTTATATTACACAAGCAGGGGACACGCTTGATTTGGACATCACACAAGATGGTACTGATAACAAGATAGGTACAAGCACTACGGATGCAGTGATTAATGGTGATGATATGAATTTTGATATCACACAAACAGGAAGTAATAACGCTATTGTAGCAACAATCAAAGGTGCAACTTATACAGGTACTTGGGAGTTTACTGGTTCAGATAACACTGTAGACTTAGATTGTAGTTCAGCATCAGCAGGGAGTTGTGATACTGTAACATTAAATATTACAACTACAGGAGATACCAACGCATATACATTTGATATTGGTGAATCAGCTGATTCAGATAATGCAGTGGTTAACTTTACTACGACAGGAGACCATAACATTATTGCGTCTACCATTAATGGTAAATCTGCAGCGTTAACTGTTGTTATGAACAACTCAAACAGTACTGCAACAACAAGTACTGGTTCAAATGAAGGTAACGCTATCACAACAACACAAACTGGTGATGGTGATTCGGACGGACATACTATTAACCTTGGAATCACTGGCGGTGGTGGAACAGTAGACATCGTGCAAAGTGGAATCAATGATAACGTAGTCGATATGACTATAGCAGGTGATAGTTTTGATGTGGACATATCTCAGACAGACTAGTCTTTTATTACTTTTAATATTCCCTACTCTACTTTATGCTAAAGTGGGGGATGTTATTGAGCAAAAGGGTAGAACAAATATAGAAAGAGGTAGTGATACCTTTAAAGAGATTGAAAAAGAGTTTGATGTTGAAAGTATGGACACGGTTCGTACTAAAGACGGAAGAACTGCGATTCAGTTTATAGATGAAACACGAGTCGATGTTACTGAACACTCTAAGTTAGTTATCGATGATTTTGTATATGACCCTAATACTAAGAAAGGCTCATTATCACTAAAAGCATCTTTTGGGACGATACGATATGCGTCTGGACAGATTGCTAAAAACTCAAGACAGAACGTAAAGATTAAAACACCAACTGCAACAGTGGGTGTCAGAGGTACAGACTTCTCAATGACAGTTGATGAGTTAGGTTCTTCTACTATTGTATTGCTACCATCATGCAATTCAAACTTTGTTTGTGTTGTCGGAGAAATATCAGTAGCTTCTGAAGTTGGTATGGTTATAATGAATCAAGCATTTCAGGCAACAGTTGTTCCTAGTCCTTATGCAACTCCTATGAGACCAGTTGTATTGGATTTGGATGAACGTAGTATTCTGAATCTTTTGATAAGAAGAACACCAGTAGAAATTGATGACCAATTAGAAAAGATAAGAGTTGAAAAACTTGCAGATTTCTTAGGTATAGACTTTTTAGACTTTGATGTACTTTCAGAGGATGAACTAAAGATAGACGAAAGAAAGATATGGCAGACAGGTTTGGATATAGACTTTCTTGCAAATACATTTTTAGTAGATATTCTTGATGTATTGAATAGACAACTTGCACTACAAATGCGAGGAGAGTTTGAGAAGAGTGCAGATGGTATTAAGTTAGGTAAAGACCCAGACACAGGCATTGAGATATATGATGAAGAAACGAACTGGTTATTCAGAAGAGATAGTGGTAGTCATATATTTGAGATGAATCTTAACAAAAACAATACATACAATATAAACTTAAAACAAGATGCTTTAGAATTTTATGATATTCGCATAGGAGAGAGTGGGAGAAATGAAGTCACTATTATTCAAATCGATTAGTCTTGTTCTTATAACATTACCATGTTTTGCAAATGACATTTACGTTAATCAAGTTGGTGACAATACAGATATAACTATTGTGCAAGACGGAGAAAATAATCAAATTGAAGCATTATCAGGCTATGGAGATGCACAACTGTCTGGAAACAACAAAACAGTCTCATTCAATCAAACAGGTAATACTAATGAAGTAAGAGTTTGGACTCATGGTGGCAATCAGCAGATGAGTCTTACACAAGATGGTAATCTTAATATATCCAAAATGGACAATCACGGAAACAACAATAACATGTCTGTTGATATTGATGGTAATAGCAATATTACTCATAGCGAAATAGGTAATGGTGGAGACAACGATAATAATATGAGTCTCACTATTGATAATGGAGATAGTAATGTTGTGTATTCAGAAATATTG